GTTTGAGAACCTGTGGGAACCCCCATTATCATATAGTCCCCACTATCATTAGTTTTTGTGGTATATTTGTAATATTTGTCATATATCTCAACAGCAACACTATCAATTAAAGCATCACTCCTTGTCGGTAAAGTACCTGTTGCTGCATGAGCGGAATATGATTTTTCGTAAGGTAATAAATTATATCGATAACCATCAGAATTTTTATCTGTTGGAGATTTGTAAGGGTAGATACTTGAAATGATTGGATTAGATTCGTCAACCGCGTCAATAGGAATAAATACAGATACTCGAGCATTTGGAATACCAAATCCATTGTTTGCGGTAACCCTTCCAACAATAACTCCGTATTCTGAACAACTTCTAGTATAAACGTCAGTTTGTTGTATTTTTAACGATAAGATTTCTAAAAACTCAAAATCTTGGTCTAACTGAACGTTGATTGTTTTGTTTACCCCTAATTCGGTTCTAATTCTATATGACTGACCCATTCAATTCTTTTAATTTATAAATAGTTTATGAGTGATTTTTCAAAGAAACGTGCACCATATTTAATTATAAACTAATTATTACAGAAATAAACCTGTTAAGAAAATGTAACTGATTGGAAATTTTTAACAGAAACTTTAATATCTTTGTTAGGGTATCTAACTTGGTACACTTGAGATGGTTGAGCAAAGATAGTATCATCAACAGTTGATATTTCTCTCGTTTCTGCATCCACATATTCCATGGATGTTTCAGCGGAAGAATACTGACCACCAACATTGTTATAAACATTTAATCCAGCAACTGTTAATACACCATTTTGATTTTGAACAATACTCTTCAATTCGGATAGATAAACATTTTGACCTAATTCTCGTGTTTGAGGATTAAAATATGTTGAAATTCTATCAACAACATCTGAAATAACTTGTCCTGAGTTTTGAGCAGAATCTAAAACAATTTGAACATTAATACTTAAATCAATAACCTCAGCGGTTAAAATTGAAATATAATCGTTTATCATTCGATAATTTGATAAATAGTTCGCAACATTTTGTCTTAAAGTATCCGATACAATACTTGTTAGTTTCCCTGAAGTATCATAAGATAATAATTGAATTAAAATTTTATTATTATTCTCCGTGATGGAAACTTTTGCAGGCGCTCCAAATTCGGAAGGCATGTTTCTTATAATTGACTCATAATCTTGTACAGTAACCGCTCTTTTCTGCGCCGAAAAATTAAACGATACATAGTTTCTAATTTCCTCTAATGAAGGAACTCCCGCCCCACCAATAGCCGCTGTTACGTTATTACATCTTAATGAATTAACAACAGATGAGTTAGTCAATTCAGATGGTCCATTAACAAAGAAATTTACCGTACCAATTTGGTTAATAACATTTGTGCCTAAGTTTGTTGCCAAACCACCACCCACTCTATATTGAATAAACAAAGTTGAGTTTGGTGTTAGTGCGGAACCTAATGAAAAATTATTAGAATATCTTTGTAAATCAATTGTTGCACCAACGGTAGTAAATTGGTCTAAAGAGTCTTGAGCAGTATTTGTACCACCACCAAATGTCATTTTCTTAAACCCTTCCGGAGTGTATTCAGTAATAAAACGGTTTGAAGTTTGGATATACTTTCCAACTTTAATCCCCGGTTGGTCTGATACTTTGGTTGGGTCTTCGATGAATACTCGGTCTTCGGCCAAGGCGTCGACCTCATACCATTTATTTGATGCCCCTAAAAATTCAGCCGTTGATGGAACATTGGTATACTCAGTACCACTTTTTAATAATACACTTGTAATCCCTAAAACATTTTTTTCAGGTAAGAATAATTCAAAGAATGGTTTAACATCATTTGGGGTAATAACTCTTTTGAATACTTTAGTAATACCATTAACAACTAATTCTCTCTTAGTTATTGTATAATTAATTAAAACATTGTTCGCATTGAAGTTAGGTATTTTTAACCTATTAGGGAACCCTTGGGCGTTATATGGTGAAGTAAAATCAACATCATAAATATTTTCAAATACAATACCAGCCCCAACAACCTGAGAACCTCTAGTTAATGTTCCCAAATATCTTTCATCCTCTTTATCTCCAAAAGCTGGAACTGTTATTGAAAAATCAACTAATGATACAGACGGTCTTTGTCCCGGTAATTTTAAACCATAAGTTCGGGCAATATTATAAATAGATGACCTTTGTTGAGCATATTGTAAAACCGTTTCTTGGATACTTCTATCTATATGGTAGTGTAAGTTATCTGCAACCGCAGCGTTCAAATCTAAGAACACAGAGAACACAGAAGCGTCGTTAAAGTCCTGTATTAATTCAGGGTAGTAAGTTCTTACATAATTTAATAACTCAGTTCTTATTCCCTGATAATCTCTTGTAGTATATGATATATTACGATTTGCCATACAATATTAAATATTAATGATAACAAAATCACTCGGACCAAAAGTTGTATTATTGGTTGAGTAATCTATTTTTATTTTTGCGGTATATTCTGATGTTCCTTTTCCCGGAAACCTATAAATTGAAGATTCACTACTTCCCACAGTTGCAGTACCTGTTGCTAAGTCAACCTCCTCCATTGGGTCCGCAGGTGATATGGTAATTTGATTCAATAACAAATTTGGCATAAAGGTTCCAACTGCTTCCCGGATATCTGATTCAATAGCATCAAATGTTAAACCATCAAATGGTTCAAACAAAAACTCATAAAGTCTTGTACCGAATGTGGGTAAATAATATCTTGAACCTTTTCGAGTTAAGAGTAAGTGAATTAAATCCGCTTTAATCTCTTGTGATTCGTATTCGGTAAGTTGTAAATAGTCTCCCTTTATCGAATCCCTAAACGGGAAATTAATACCATATGTTGTTCCGTCTGCCATATCTATAATTATAGTGTTGTAGTTATTTCTTATAAATACCTAAAAATAAAAAATCCCGACATTGCCGGGATTAATATAATTATTGGTGTTTTATTATGAACCACATCCAAAACATTCAAATTCAGAATCAGTTGGTTTTACAACCGATTCGGTTAAACTAACTTTTGGTTTATCAACTTTTATTACTGGTTGTTGAACTTTTGAAATGTCCACCGCCAAGTGTTTTGCTCCGGTTGATATCGCTTTAGTCCTAACATAATAACAAAGAGTTTTTAATCCTTTACCCCAAGAATGAAAGTGAGATGAAGAAATTTTTGATAATGTTGGGTTTGACATATAGATATTCATTGATTGTGATTGGTCAATAAATGGTGCTCGGTCAGCAGACATATCAATTAATTCTCTTTGAGAAATTTCCCAAATTGTTTTATATTTTGGGATTAAATGTTCGATTCTTTTAACCTTTTTATTGTAATTCTTATCCTCAGCGTCTAAGTAGTGGTTAAAATTAATATTTTGAATTGAACCCTCATTCATAATAATTTCATTCTTTAAATCTTCACACCAAATTCCCAACTTTTCAAAATCGTTAATTAAATACTTATTAACGATTAATATTTCACCACCAACAACACGACGATTAAATAATGCTGAGTGAGCCGGTTCAGTCATTTCAAATGAACCTGTAATCTTAGCTGAAGACGCCACCGGCATCTGAGCGGTGAATAACGAATTACAAACACCATACTTAAAGACATCATCTTTTAATCCATTCCAATCCCAACGACCAGACAAATCATCCTCGGTCATACCCCACATATCAAATTGGAATATTCCTTGTGACATAGGTGAACCATCAAAGAATTTATAGGGTTGGAATATCCCCTCTCTACATAACGAATTACTTTCAACAATTGCCGCAAAATAGATAGTTTCAAAAATATCTTTATTAAGTTTTTTCGCCTCTTCCGATGTGAAAAGGTAATCCATTAAAAAGAATACATCAGCAAGTCCTTGTGTTCCAATTGCAATCGCTCTTTGTTCTAAACCACCTTTTCTCCCTTGTTCTGTTGAGTAACTATTAATGTCAATAACCTTATTAAGAGCCCTTACAACTTTTCTAACCTCATTATAAAGTAAGTTAAAATCAAACTCACCTTTCACAATAAAGTTTTTTAAAACCATAGAAGATAAAGTACAAATAGCCGTAGTGTCTTCATCTGTAAATTGGTAAATTTCATTACATAAATTGGATTGTTTAATCACCCCGATGTTTTGATGGTTTGTTTTTTTGTTGGCACTATCCTTAGAACATAAGTAAGGAACTCCTGTTTCAACCTGAGATTCAATAATCTTATTCCAAATTGTTTGAGCCTTAACTTTCTTACCTAAACCAAGTTCAACAGCTTTGTTATAATTTGATTCATACTCATCACCATAAGCTTCTTGTAATGGTTTAATACCTGCTTTGATAATATCGTTAGGACAGAATAAATACCAATCATCGTTATTCTTAACAGCCTCCATGAAGTTATCCGGTAACCAAATTGCCGTAAACAAATCTTTAGCTCTTAATTCTTCCGCACCTGTATTCTTTTTGATTTCAAGTAAGTCTATAATATCTTTGTGCCAAGGTTCGATATAAATAGCAGCACTACCCGGTCTTCTACCTTGTTGATTAAAGAAACGTAACCCTTCATTAACAATCTTTAGGTATTTTAATAAACCACCCGCAAACCCTCCTGACGAATTAATCCGACTTTCTTTACTACGAATATTTGACATAGATAATCCAATTCCGGCAGCATCTGACGAATAAGTTGAAATATCATTGAATGTTTGTAATAATCCTTCTCTTGAATCTCCGTGGTTGTATTTTAATACACAGGATGCCAATTGAGGTGTTTTAGTACCCGCATTAATCATGATTGGAGTTGCCGGAGAGATAAGTTGATTTGATAGTGAATTGTAATACTCAACCGCTTCTTCAAATGATTTAGTCACCCATAGAGCAACTCTCATGTACATATGTTGAGGTCTTTCAATTACCTTACCTTCAGGAGTTTTCAACAAATACATTTCTTGTAATGATTTCCACGCAAAATAATCAAAATTGTAATCATTATCGTGATTTATTACAGAATCAATATTTTCAGGACCGTATTGAGTAATTGTATTGATTAAGATATCATTAATAATATCGTCATCATATAAACTTTTCATAGTATTACAGAAACTTTCGTCTGTCTCTTTATGGTAAGAAGAAATAGCGACAGAAGACGCTAATCTCGAGTAATCATGGTGACTACCGGTATAAGACGCAGCAATCTCATAAACCAATTTATCTAATTCTTTTGTAGTAATAAACCCTTCAGTTGGAACCGAAGTTATTACCTTAATAAAAATTTCATCTGAATTAACATTTAACCCTCTTGAAGCTCGTTTAACTCTATTATATATTTTTTGGGGGTTAAATGAAACTTCATCTCCCCCTCTTTTTTTTATCTTTAATGACATCATATTAAAAATCGTCTGTAAATGTTAATGATTCGCCTAACTTAGCCTTTTGGTATTCCATAGTTCTTGATTCAAAGAAGTTACCCTTTGTTTCAACAGCAATTTGTTCCATAAATTTAAATGGTTGTTCAACATTAAATTGTTTTTTACAACCAAATTTAACAAGTAAACCATCTGTTACAAATTCAAGATATTGTTTCATCAAATTTGAATTCATACCAATTAAAGATACTGGTAATGATTCAGTGATAAACTCTTTCTCAATCTCCAAAGCCGATAATAAGATTTCTTTGATTCTTTTCTCCGTTGGTTTATTCTCTACGTGATTGTTAATCAAATGGATAGCGAAGTCACAATGTAAGTTTTCATCTTTGAATATTAAAGAATTTGCATTACATAGACCTTGCATAATACCTCTTGATTTTAACCAAAAGATTGAACAGAATGACCCGGAGAAAAATATACCCTCAACAGCCGCAAACGCAACTAATCTTTCTTGGAAAGATGCGTTCTCAATCCAATCAAGAGCCCATTTCGCTTTCTTTTGAACCGCAGGTAATCTATCAATTGCGTGGAAACATTCATCTTTTTCTTTGTCATCAGAGACATAAGTATCAATCAATAATGAGTACATTAATGAGTGAATGTTCTCCATCATAATTTGGAATCCGTAGAAGAATTTTGCCTCAGCATATTGAACCTCTTTCAAGAAATTCTCAGCCAAGTTTTCATTTACAATACCGTCAGACGCAGCAAAGAATGCCAATATATTTTTAAGGAAATATTTTTCATTATCGGATAGGTTTTCCCAATCTCTAATATCGTTAGATAAATCCACTTCTTCTGCAGTCCAAAAAGCCGCTTGATGTTGTTTGTAAAATTCCCATATATCATTATGTTCAATTGGGAAAATAACGAATCTGTCGTTATTTGGTTCTAAAATTTTTTCTTTCATGTTTTAAATTAAATTTGTGTTTGTTTGAGTTTGTTGTTCTCTTTGTTTTCTTTTTTCTAAAAGTTCTTTAACTCTATCTTTTTTTCTATCTTCTTGTTGTTCTTCAAACCCTAAGAATGTTACTGAGCTTTCCGTGTCGATTTCAAGTAATTCATTATTGAATTTACAATTTTCAAACAC